CTTGACCCAGCCCTGACGCGGCCAGGAAGAATTGACATAACGCACGAATTGAAAAATGCCAGCCACAAAACAATCGCGGAGATGTATAGGCATCTATTTGGGAGCGCCTTAAATAGTGGCAAATTGAAAAAAATACAGGAGTTGTTGTATTCTCCGGCCGAGTTGATAAATTTTTACGTGCAATACAAGAATGAACACGATTTTGTAAAAAGATTACTGGAGAACAAAAAAATTGTATAATAAATTTCGTTTTATTATGAAATAGTAAATACTTGACTATAATAGTTCAATGATTAATGAATTTGTTGCAAAATTAATAGATAATTTACCAGACGATATAAAAAACTCAAAGGAGCCGTTAGTTTTAGACTTGGTGTTGGACGGCGGTGCATTTAACGGGAGCTATCTGGTAGGTGCCTTGTATTTTTTAAAGGAAATGGAGAAGCGCAATTATGTGAAAATAAACAGAATTTCGGGGTGCAGTGTTGGTGCCATCGCCGGATTCCTGTATTATATTGACGGATTGCATCTTATGACAAATTTATATGAAGTAATCACGGCGGACTTTAGACAGTCATATCAGTTACAATTTGTGAAGGAGTTACACAAGTATTTAGGGCCGCATATTCCGCACGATATATGTCAACAGATTAACGGTAAATTCTTTATTACGTACCACAATATTAAAAAGGGCAAAAAACCAGTAAGGTCTAAATACACAAATGTCGCCGACATTTTGAAAACAATCGTGAAGTCGTCATATATTCCATTTTTAATAGACGGGAATGTGTTATACGAAAAAAAGTACATGGACGGTATTACCCCATTTGTATTTAACACAGAGGCGAATAAGAAGATCCTGTATTTAGACCTATTTGGGGCAGACAAAATAAGCAACCTATTGAACGTAAAGAATGAAAAGTCTAATTATCATCGGGTTTTGTCGGGCCTATTAGATATACATTCGTTTTACATAAAACAGACAAACACGCAAATGTGCAGTTATGTGAACGACTGGAGTCTCATTAGCAAGGGCGCTAACTATATTAAATGGCTAATAGAAAAACTGATTATATATTTTATATATTTTGTCGTCTTAATCAGTAAGCGCATTCCTGTGGAATTTAAAGAGAGTGTATTCGGCAAATTGGCCTCCAAGATATTATACGACATTTTTATCATAATACTTGAGAGTCGCTGTTTATAAGTTCAAATAATTTAGCATTAATATTGTCCTATAAAAATGGACGATATTGATATAACAACCCCCGGGTTTTCATTAGGTAATGTTCCTGATTTAACAGAAATTGTATCTAATATTGTTGAGACGACGGACACTGACATGCCGGATTACGCCATGTATATTCTGGGGGCGATGCTTATGGCGCTTGCGGGTATTGTATTTCTATATAGGGTTGCAAGACGCGGCCCACGAGTTACGTTTCAGGACAAACTGGACGACTGTTATGGCGACAAGTGTCATGCCTAAATTTAACGTCTTCGCGCAGTTCTTCCGCCATAAATCGCAAACGGCTTGGTCTTCTTTGTCTTTTTAGTAATGGCCTTCGTCTTTTTGGTAGGCGTCTTCTTGGTCTTGGTCTTTTTTATCTTTCTCTCTTTCTTCTTGATACCATCAGATTTCTTATTTATTAAATCGCCTGGTTTATAGTTCAAAAACAATTCCTCAAATGCTGCAGGGTCGCCCTTTTCCTTGAGTTCCTTGTATTTTTCCGCCTTGTGCGCGCGCATTTCTTCCACAGACTCTTGGTGCCCATAGCATGTGATACTGAAACGTCTAAGCAGACCCTTTTGCTCCAGACGGTTTTTCTGTTGAACGTCAAATAGGTACTTAGACATGCACAATATTCTATCCAAAAAGAGATTGTAATAGGGGCGGTCTGCATACACAAATGCCAAATAAAAACTCAACATGGTGTCTACGGTTGCAATTTTGACATTTTGGCCGCCGATGCTAAGATTGTTATAGCTGTGGCATGCGATTGGTTTGTAAATAAAGACGATTGTATCGCTGCCAACGCGGACTTCATAATGCTCAGGGATAACCTCGCCAATATTTGCATGCTTTACAATCTTTACGTTTTTAATATTAATGTCCCCCAGCCGTTCCTTGACAATTTCCGCCGTTGTTTGTGGGTCGGTGGCCAGCACATCAAAATCGGCGTAACGCTCCAACTTATGACGCAAATTCTTAGGCATGTATTGGGAGTAGAGAGAAATTGCATACCCTCCAAAGAATACGACACCCTGGTTTATGAGAGTATTTCGCACGTTGTCATATATGTGGTCCTCCTCAGTTTTATTTTCCATTTCGCGCTGAAACTCCACAGAATTGCAATTTACACCTGTAACGGGGAAATGTTTATTCAAGAGCGTTAGACGTTTAAGCACCTTTTCCCAGCGACTCGTGTCTCCGGCAGGTCTGGACAATTCAAGATACATAGACATTCTCAAATAGTTGGGGGGAGCGTATAGTATTCCACCTACGCGCAACGCATCCTTTTTGATGGCATTGTAGACGCCCTTGGGCAAAAGTGTAATATCTGCCACTGGCATAAAATTTACGAAGACCTTATATGTCCCGGCGTGTTGCCCAGATTTCGCTTCTACATCGGTGAAGCCGCTTTTAAAATAAATATCCGCCAATTCCTTCGCATCGTGCAACGCGTTCGTTGAAAAAAAATCGTAGTCGGGCACCTCAATCTCCTTGTTATAAAATTGGTCATCTATTGGCAGTATATTATTTATAGCGGTGCCTCCGTAGCAAATCAGACTCTTTTTCTTAAGGAAGTCCTCAACTATAGTAATAACTTGCTGAATTTCGCGCGAGTTAACGACGCGTTTTCCTATTTTTTCTTCTGCTTTATCAACCGCTTGGCGGAGAATAGCTAACTCACAGTCAGAGAATTTTAGTCCTCTGCATATATTTTTTTGAGCCATACCTTCTTATACATATAAGAAGATTAATTATTATACAAATTATTATACAAAATTTTATATAATAATTCAGCAGCGATTAAATCTTGAAGCTATAATAGTCGGTTTCCACCTTACGCGTGGCATAAGAATAGGCCGGGTTCTGCGGCGTGGGTGCAGGAATAGTAACAATCTGATTCCTTAAATTCGCGGGTTTTAAACAGAAGGCATACCCTCCCTCGTCAAAGAATTCTGTATTTTCAAGTAACAAGTTGTCCACTTGTTGATAGCGCATCGCCACCATTTGGCATCCATATGTTCTGCACAATAACGCACTTGGATTCGCTGGATCGCCTCCTGTGTCTGGAAATACAATTGTCATGCCAGTTTTATTAAAGTCGGTTAGCTCCTGAACGTCAGGGTTATTTTTAACGTCATAGTAGCGGTATCCTCGCATAAACACCGAGTTGCTTGTTAAATTAACGTACTCTAAAAAGGCCTCATTCTCCAAAAAGGAGGCGTTACTTTTATCAACGACCAAAATAACTTTGTTCTTAAATGTTAAGAGCGGGACTGCCCCTAAATTTGTCCCCGAGTTTTCAAAGCTATATTCCTTTCCAAGCATGATATTGTCGTATAACTTGAGTGTGCTCGCCAAGTTAGAATACATCTCTTGGTTATTACTCTTAATACGTAAATGAATTATGAGCGGGTCAGTTGGATTAGGAACAGTTCCGCTCGCAAATGCATAACCGCCAATGGTCTCCATTACTCCACTGAATGGTACTGAATTGTACGTCTCTTTAACAAAAAAACTGTCCGAGGTAGAAGTGGCGACGACCGGTTGATTATCTATTGAGTACACCTCAAAATCCAAGCAGCGAACGCCCTGCTTAAGGACGGCCTTTAGATTGCATAAATCTACGTAATCATCCTTATACGACCCACCAGAGCATGCATTGAATGCTGTTTTAATGTAATAATCGTATAGGTTGCCACTGCAATCAGAATCGTTTGCGGAAATCGGTCGGATATTTCCATTTAAACTGGGGTATAAAGTATTCATAAAATCGCATTCGTTTTGTTCCAAGTTGACGCGACGCTTTATGTAAACATATGCAAGTAGTATAAAAATGACGGCCACCGCAACACCAATCAATAGTACAATTTTGTCCATTCGTATTAATCTAATATAATATAATAAGTTATTTTTAGTAGTTACATATTACTAAAATACCTCAATTGCTACTACAAGGGCACCAAAGAAAATGTAGGATTAAGCGACTAATTTATATTAATAGCAAATTAAGAATTAAAAAATTTATATATAATATACTTAAATATGGCTGGAGGATTAATGAACCTTGTGGCTGCCGGACAACAAAATATTATTCTAAATGGTAATCCAAGTAAGACCTTTTGGAAGGCAACCTATAAAAAGTATACTAATTTCGGGAAACAGAACTTTCGGCTGGATTACGAGGGGACGCCCACATTGGGCCTAACAAATGAGTCTACCTTCGTATTCAAGGTAAAGCGCTATGCGGATCTGTTAATGGACTGTTACATCTCCATCAATCTGCCTACTATTTGGAGTCCTGTTTTGCCTCCACAGCCTTACACGGATCAGAGCGGGGCTAC